GCAGTTCCAGGATTCGTACTGACAACAGATAGTATTTTAAGTAAAAGAGTAAAAGAGCGACTTTTAGAGAGCTGGAGAAATTCCTACACAACTATTTTTGACAACGCGAGAAATCCAGCTATACTAGATGGAGGATTAAAGATAGATCAGTTTTCAAATGTGAAATTTGATGAACTAGACTTTGAAAATAGTGTTGAAAGAATCCAACAAGATATTGCTAAAGCAATTGGAGTTCCTTACGTGCTTTTAAAATCTGGTAATAATGCTAATATAGATGCTAATCAAAAGCTTTTTTATCAGCACACAATATTACCGATATTAAATCAGTTTTGTAGCGCTTTTATGCATTTTTTTAACGGTGGAGTAGAAATAAGACCTGATAAAATGACTATCCCTGCTCTAAGACCAGAGATGAGAACAGAGTCTACTTACTATGCACAATTAGTAAACACAGGCATTATGACACCTAATGAAGCTAGAAAAGGTTTAAGGTTACCTAAAATCGAAGGAGAAGACGGCATTAGGGTACCACAAAATATTACAGGTAGCGCGACTGACGCTACTCAAGGAGGCAGGCCTCCTGAAGAAGAGTCTGATAATCCAAAGGAGGAAACAGTAGATGAACGATAAAAAGTTTTATTTAAATAGCGTTTTAGAAGCTAAGTCATTTAATAAAAAGACTAAAGCGATTAAAATTGCTGGCTATGCAAATACTACTGCTAAAGACCGTGCAGGTGATGTTATAACTGCAGATGCATGGGCTAAAGGCGTAGATAACTTTAGACGTAATCCTGTTCTTCTCTATCAACATAAACACGATTGCCCAATAGGTAATGTTAACAAAATACAAGTTGATAAAAAAGGTATTTTTGTTGAAGCTTCCGTCAGTGAAGCAGCAGAGAAGAATCACGGGGTACAGACCCTTATCAAGGATGGAGCCTTAAAAAGTTTCAGCGTTGGTTTTAAAGTTAAAGATGGTAAATATAATCGCGAAGACGATACAATGACAATAACTGATGTTGAATTATTAGAGATTAGTGTTGTTAGTGTGCCTTGTAATCAAGATTCCCTATTTAGTATTAGCAAAAGTTTTAACTCAGATGATGAGAGAAAATCTTTTCTTGAACAGTTTGAGGACAAAGAACAAACTAAAGCATACATAAAAGCAGGCATAACTGATATGATTGATGGCCATTATCATACTTTAGAAGTAGATGAGAATGGTAATGGAATTACAACTTATGCTTCTCATATGGAAAACCACTCTCATAAAGTAGAGGGGTATGAGATAATGGAAGCTAAAGGTCATAAACATTCTATGACAGTTAGTGCTGTTGCTGTACATGACTCATCTGTAGAGATGGCTGAAGAAGATTCTGACGAAAGACCTTTAAGTCCTTCTGAAGAAATGGCTTCTCAAACAAGAGGTGCTGAGGTTACAGAGAATAAAAATGAAGAGGTAATTTCAGAAGAAAAAACCGATTTAGAAACTGAAGCTGAAAAAGAAAATGATGAAGAAGAACTTGAGATTAGAGATCCTAATGCAGAGATTCCATTTATCAATCTTTTAGAGCAAGAACCAGAATTAGTCAAAAATGGTGCAACTGTAGAATTAAACGGAAAAACCTACAAAGTGACTAAAATTGCAACTGACCAATCGCCAACTTTTAAATTTTTAGAGGTTGACGCTGACGGAAATAGTTGTGATAATACGTTAGATGTTGACGTTAACAACATTAAAAAATCAAAAGGTGAAGAAATTAAGAGCGAAACCTCTCAGCTTCACGAAAATTCCCACAAGGAGGAAACCAAAATGGCAAACCAGGATATCGATACTCCTATTGACCTTACGTCCGCATCAAAAGGTGCAGCGAAAGAGATCGAAAAAGCTGAAGCAACTAAAGCTCAAGAGCAACCAGTTGTAAAAGCAGAAGTGTCAGAGCCAGAAGTTGCTAAGCTAGTGGAGAAAACTGGTGAAGCAATGATGAAAGAGGCTGACGCTCAAGACAGACGAGAGACTGCGTATACACCTAAGGAATCAGCGGAAGTTGATGAACTTAAGGCTCAGATCTCAACATTTAAGGATCAGATTAAATCATTAACTGAATCTAAAATGACTTATCAAGAAAATAGTCGTTCTACTTCTCAATTCTCAGAGAAAGAAATGGCAAATGCTTACTTACTTGCCAAGTGCATGAATAAGCGAGACGTATTTGATACTAAATACGGTTCAAGAATGAAGGCGATCACTTCTGTAGATCAGTTCCTTTCTAACTTTTCTTCAAACATCTACACTGAGATGGAGCAGCAATTAATAATTGCTCCAATGTTCGAAAGAATCGCAGTGGATGCTAGAAATTTTAGAGTACCAGTAGCTGATGAAGATACAGACGGAGATGTAGCACAGTTTAAGTCAGGTACATTTGCAACAGGTATTGCAGATGCGACTAACGTACCTACTTCAAACCAGAATACAATCTCAGCTGTTACCTTTACACCTCATAAGTTTATGGCAACTACTCACCTTGCAAAAGATGAAGAGGAAGATACAGTTCTTCCATTGCTTGACTTCCTAAGAGCAGCAGCTACTAGACGTCTTGCAAGAGCTATTGATAAATCAATACTTAGAGGTACAGGCGCATTAACTGGCTTCACAGCATCACCTACTAACGCAATTACTGCAGGTACAGGTTATGCTTCCGTTATCGAAGGATTAACTAACTTAGCATCAGATGCTTCTCTTACAGTAGCAACTGGCGGCGCTAACGATAAAGTTGACCCAACTGATATCGCAGGTGCAAGAAGTTCAATGGGTAAATATGGTCTTCAACTCGGTGACCAGTTAGTATATCTAACCACTATTGAAGGTTATAATAACCTAGTTCAAACTTCAGACTTTAGAACAGTTGATAAATTTGGACCAAACGCTACTTACCTAACAGGTTCTGTTGGTGCAGTGTATGGTATACCAATCCAGATCACTGAATTCTTAGACGTAGTTGGTGGATCTAGCAGACATATTGGTATGCTAGTGTATAAGCCTGGATTCCTAATCGCTGAAAGACGTGGTATGGAGATCGAGAGCGAGTACGAGCCAAGACAGCAAGTTACAGCAATGTATATGAGCACACGTTTTGACTTTAGACCATTAACAACTAATGCTTCTAACGCACTAGATGCAACTAAGTATTCTTATGCAGTTATGAACGTTACTGGTTAATTTTAACTAATAATGTTAAACTAATCAAGGGGGAGGTGGATAGCCTTCCCCTTTTTATTTAAGGAGAATAAGAAATGACTACAATTGTAACAGAAATAAAAGATATGAAATCATGGGATGAAGCTGAGAAATGGCTTTCTAAACATGGTTGGGGTCCAGAGCTTATCGCACAACAAAAAGAAGCTTGGGATGCTATAGCTACTCCAGCACCTAAAGCTACTCCCGCACCTGTAGTTGCCACAACAGCTAAACCAGAAGTAAAAAAATCTGTTAAAAAAATTACTATTAAGAAATAGGGGATTAGTAGATGGATAGACATGAAGAGGGGCTTGGTCGTTATCCGTATGTAACGTTGCCACAAGTAAAAAGTTATTTAAGTATTAATAGCACTACTCATGATGGTACTCTTAGTAATATCATAAGTTATGCCACAGGAGTTGTTGAACACTATATCGGACAACAAGTCTTAGCTAATGACTATGTTGAAGTTTTTGACGGAGGCGAAACAAGCGTTTTTGTTAATAGATTGCCTTTAAGTAATGTCTATGAAGTAACAGAGTTTAATGGTATAGAGCATATGACTCTTGACGATCCCGCGACTAATGGTATGCCTAATGTTCAAGATAATGATAGTGTAACTCTTACCTTTAAGAATGACGCTCATATTAATTCAAGGGTTAAAAGATTTGGAAAATCTAGTTTAGAAGTGGCATCCGCCGACTTTGTAGAAGGTACAGTATCTGAAGATATAAAATTTGAAGAGGGTGATTTTACCATCGAGATGTTTATTCGTGTTAATGACTCGAGTTTACCTGTACAGGAGCTGTTTTCAATTAACACAGATGCGACAAATTCTTTAAAATTTTCTACAAATGGAACAAGTGGTTTAAAAATTGATGGCACAATTAGTGGAAGCACAACAACAGTTACTGGTGCTAACACACTTATTCAAACACAGCAATTTGGACAACGAGAGTTCGCACATGTAGCTGCATCTTTTAATAGTGTTTCTCAACGAATGTTTTTAACTTATAATGGGAATAATATTACAGGAGCCAGTGGTGAAACATTTGCTGTAAATAATAATACTTTTACAACAAACGTGCTTATAGGTAACGACTTTGCAGGGTATATTGACGAAGTACGAATTAGCGATACTGCAAGATATTCAGGAGACTTTACTCCTCCATCACAAAGATTTAGACCTGATGAACAAACACGAATGTTAATACATTTTGACGGTAGAAATGGTGACACAGAGGCTAAAGATGTTAGCGCTGCAATAAATCAATATAGTTTTTCACGAGACAGTGGAGAAATTACTAGAGATACTGGTGACATAGGTATTACAGGTAATTACCCAACTGTTAATAGATCTTACCCATCACTTACACTAAGTGGCCCACCTACTTTTCAACCTTATCCTAGCGGAGTTAAGGTATCGTATCGTGGAGGCTATGAATCAGCACAAGTTCCTTATGATCTTCAAGTTGCTACTCTTGATATGATTAAATTATTTCATAAACAAGATCAAGATAAAAAAGGTTTTAGTTTTGAGGGAGAACGAGGAGATAAGTTTAATCTAGCAGGGAACTTCCCTCCACATATTAGACGTATACTTGACTTATACAGGATTGTTATCTAATGGCACCTAATCTTAACCTTGGTATTGTAAAGACTACATTTCCCAATGGCAAGGTAGACGAAAATTTTGGTCTCCGAAGTAAAAAAGCACAAGAACTTAAGCAAATAAGAAACACCTTAATTGGTCGTATTTCTGACTATGTTTCAGAACAAATGGGTATTGGTCTGGGTATGCCTAAAGATGCAAAATCTGGTGCAAGAAAAATATTTGAGTCTGTTGGAGTATCAGGAGGGGCTATAGCTGATGCTATTGTTGATGCTGATGAATTTGAGGCTACTGCAGGTTTTAGACTCTCAGAGATAAATGCGCTTAAATCTAATACTGGAGAGAAGATAACTTTACCAAGTGCTTATGAAACTAAAGTTAAAGGTGTTGGTCAATCAGCAGAGCCTGCAATTACAGCTATTAGTAGAAGTTTAAATAAGCCAGAGGGTCAACTTATTAAAGCAGCTGTTGGGGGAAAACAACTTTCTGGCCCAAATGCTATCAATGCACTATTTGGTAAGGAGCTAACTCCTTTTAGAAACTTATTATTTTTAAATGCTAGAGTTAAGTTTGCAAACTTATTAGTAGTTGATACTGCTGATATTGAAAAACAAAATAAACCTATATTTAAATTTATCACAAACCCGCTTCAAAATATTTCATCAAATGTTTTCAAAGATCAAAAGACATTTTCAAGATACTTTCAAATATCAATAAAAATTAAAAGTTCATCTAGTGCCGCTGATAAATACAGAATTGAGATTAAACCTACTGCAGAACTTTTTGCTGATATGGAAAAGGGTGTTAGAGACTTAACTAAAAAAGTAAACGATGCTCACTTAAAAGCAAATGGTATTAAATTTTCACAAGGGCTATTAAACTATTTAATAGTTCAAGAAATACCGAATGAAGTTAAAAAAACAAACGCAGTAAACGAGTATTTATCTTTAATTGTTGCTTTCGCTAAGGAATTTGAAAAAGGAGGATTAACACCTTTTACTATCCGTACTGTTGTAGAATCTCCACGATTTAGTAAACAAGCGCTCGGAATGACAGCAGTAAGAAAGAGAAAAGCTAAGAAAGACTCTGCACAAAAGTTTATTTCTGGAGCTCAACTATCTGCTTTAGTACAAAGAAGACTTGGAGCGATAATGCCTAAAGGACCTGAGCGAGGACCTCCGCTATCTCCAACCATACTTACTGAGAGAACTGGAAGATTTAGAAGTAGTGTTGCAGTTTTACCTAATTATAAGGCTAATGTTATTAGATTTTTTTACGACCCTATATATAAAAGCTTAATTGAAAGTCAACGTAATCCAGACATATTAGTAACAAATACAATAAGAGAAGTTGTACAAGGTCTATATGCACGAAAGTTTAACATAGTTAGGGGTAATTAATGCCACAATCAAGACGCACAGATATAATTGATTTTTTGGTTTCCAACCTTAAAGAGATAGACGGTCAACAATCTGGATTTGATAGTTCATATACCTATACTACAAACATATTTAATAATGTTTATAGAAAAATTAAGTTTCTAGATGAAGTTAATGACTTTCCTGCACTTTATCTTAACGCGGGTACCGAAATCCGAGATTTTAATACTAAAAGTTTGACGGTTGCAACGTTAGACGTTACTATAAGAGCATACGTATACGGAGAGGACGATTCTCAAACAAAAGCTGATGAGTTGGTACAAGATATCGAACACGTTATCTATAACTTAGCAGGTAGTCCAGAGAAGGGAATCTTGAATATACAAATAGACAATGTTTCTACTGATGAAGGACTTGCAGAGCCACTAGGTCTAGCAGAAATTGTTCTAACCGTAGAGTACAGATTAGAGGATTAAGGAGAAAATAAATGCCTTCTTTAAATTTACAAAGAAATTCAGAAGTGTTCTTTTCAACCATTGATTTAGCAGGCGGAG